TTCTTGAGGCGGTTGTCCTTTTCATTGTAGCCGTAATACTGCGCTGGGCAGTCTGGCATGATCTCGGCGTATACGACAGTGTTCTCAGATGCTACGACGAGGCGCAACCATACTGGATACGGATACTCGCCGATGCCGTGGTCCTTCGGGATGATGCGTTCGCGATACTCCGTCATTACGACAGGTGAATCCTCGAGTTCACCGCTGTAGACGCCCGTGTTGTTCTCGCGGTCGTTCTGCGCTGCGCCGTCGCCGCCCTTATTGCAATCCGGCCATGCCATCTGGCACGGGTAGTAGATCGATGTATAGGACGGGTGGTCAGCGAAAGATCCGCTCAGGGCGTTCGTGAAGAAAACCGAGTCACGGTTAAAGTAGGCAGTGTTCTTGGCGATGTCGCCGAATTTGACGATCTCCCAGTATCCAAAATACTCACAACCAGTATCTGAATTGATTGATGCCAATGGGTGGGAGATGTCCCAGAACACGCGGGACGGGTGCGGAGTGACGAACGGGACGCCTTCGCGGACGATGTAACTCTCCGTTCCAAGGTCTTCGCCCTCTTCGCCGTATGTCTTGCGATACTGCCTCTCAACGTGCCACGCCTCCGCGGGGAACTCTACGACGTGTGGGTAGAGGAGGAAGTCGCGGATGTTCTGCGAGAGCTGGTGGCGATAGCCGTATTGGTTGGCCATGATCTCCACGCGCTGTGACATTGCGTCGGACTTGAGCTGTGCCTCGTATGACTTGTCGTATGACTCGTATTTGAGGAAAGGGAACTGCGAAAGGTATTTTGAGACTTGGGCCGCGTGGCGGCGCTGAACCATGGATCGAACCATATTGACGTTCAGCTCGACCATCTTTGACACGTCGACGTCCTTAAACTCAGTGGTGCCGTCCTCCTTCGTTTCGCACGTGCAGTAATTCTTTAACTCGTCCTCCGTGATGCCGCTCTTCTTGCACTGCTTAACGAAGCTCTTCATGTTGATGCGACCCTGCGCCATCATCGTAAGTGGCAGAATTTCCTTCGTCAGGATGTTTCCATCCCACGCCAGGTCGGACACTGCGTAGACCTCGTAGTTATCGAGGTTGAAATTTACGCCCTGCTGGACGCGCGACTGGATCTTCTTCTCGAACTTCGCTCGGATCTCGCCGTCAACCGTGCTTGGCATTGCCGTGAACACTTCTCTGAGGCGCTGGTTCGTGGTGCCGAACTCTTTGAGGATGTCGTAATCAATCATTTCTTAAAGGACTTTGGGGAGTGATATCCCTTGCTCACTGCGATTTGCATGAGCAGCAGGGAAAGTTGTTTGTCGATCTTCTTGCCGGACATTATGCGGGAAGCAAAACCCGCTGGCGTCATTCGTAGCATCGCCCGAAGCTCCTCGACCTCCATGTGGGTCGTCTCGCATAGTCGATGAACTTTGTCGCTGTCCCATATTAAACGTCCGTCAATTTCAAGTTGCTTGTAGAATTCCTCGGTTAGGAATATCTTAGTTGGCTTCCTCTTCATCTGCTAGAAGTGATTCATCGCCAAGCTCTTCGTCTCCGGCTTCGGATGACGCTTCGCCCATTTCGGATACGGCGAATACTTCAAGCGCTACCGGATCTTCGACGCTCGGCTCGATCTCCACCTCGTTGTCGTCATACTCGAATTCCATCTCGTCGATGGACATCTCAAGCTTGCCGCCATCGGCACTGACGAACTTACCCTTCATGGTAATCTCGCAATCGTCGCCAGGCTCCTTGCTCATGGCGAAATTACTTAGTTCAGGATTGTCGGCGAAGTCGAATACTGCTTTTTGCATAATGTTGGTCGGTTGGGGTTTAAGTTGTTGATGGAGTGTCTGGCGGCGCGTGCGGGAAGTCAAGGCCTTTAGTAAACAAGCGGCTCGATCCGCTCGGTGCGTGGGGCTGGGGTTCCTCTTACGGAATAGGTGATAATGGGGTAGGTGATCGCATCGAGAACGTGTTTATATTTCGAGCGGGTCGTCGGGGCGAAAATCGAATCCTTCTTGGCAACGATATTCATGAACATCTCAATCGTATTCTTGCAGCCCGAATCGACGAGGTATCGGTTGTTCTGAAGCAGGTCGATCAGCAGGCGCGAGCGCTGCTCAGGTGAGCCATCGCCCTTAGGCGCAGGCATTATGTTGATTGGCTCAGCTACGTAAGGGTAAACGTCTGGGTTATCCTTGAGTTCCTGTTCAGAGATCTCGAGGATCAACTGCTTCTCGATGTCGCCGCCCGCTTGACGGAACCGCATTGTGGAATTATCCCCGATATGCTCAACCGAGAACTGGGCGCGAGCCTGTGCGACGGTAAGCCCCTTAGACTCCGCGCCGCGCATGATCACATTGTTTAGCCGCTCGAGAACCATCTTAACAAATGCGTGCAGGGAGATCTTCTTCTCGAGTGTGACTAGCTCGTCAAGCTGAACCCATACGGTTTTGTCCTTAACGGGGATCTGCTGGAGGAATGCGATGCCATTGTTCACATCTCCCATATCGTAGCCTACTGTTAGTGTGACGTTTGGCTGAGGAACGAACCGTCGACCCTGCGCCGCGTTGCCCTTAACGTGAGTCTTCTCGCGGAAGAACTCCTTGAAGATCCCCTGGCCGACCATCTGCTTCGTCCAGACACCATTGACGATGCGGTCATACTCTGTGGGATCGTCCTTCGCTAGGTGCTTAAGATCCTCCACATACGCCTCCTTGTTCTCCATCCAGAGATTCTCCTTCATGGGGACATGGAAGCTTGCGTAATTGTCGTGCCAGTATTTCCTGTCGGATTCCTTCTCCGGCTCCTGTAAAAACATCTTGTGCACCCAATTATCCTCGCCCTCTGGCGACGGATTGCATGCTGCGACAAACTGCTGGCACTTCACGAAGCGGCGTCGACCGACCTGCTGGCCAAGCTTCTTGATGTAGGCCGCGCTCTTCGCTTCGGTGAGCTCATCGAAGAAGATCATTGATGGCGCAGTTCCCTTGAAGCGCGCTGTAATGACGCTCTCTGATGGGATCGACTTCAGCATAATCGTTGACCATCCGCCGTAAACGTTGGCGACCTTGATGTAAGCGTTTCGCGACGCATCCATCCTTGGCCCAACCCACTTCAATCCGATAGCTTCCTCCCACATAGGAAGGATTAGCGAGTAGAGGTCGAACCACGGACCGCCGAGCGTCTGGCCAGACAGGCCGAGGGACGTCATGATAACCAAACCGTCCCACGTCGTCATCGCGTGCCGGACGCACTTGTGCGTCAGTCCAATGCCTTTGCCGGAGCCACGTTCGCCGTGCGCCAGAATGTATTTCTTGTCGCAGTTGAACATCTCCATCTGCTTCGGGCCGAGCTCCGGCCACCATCCCTCGTCGGTAACGTCTGGGGATGGCTCCTTGGTTTCGGGGAACTCTGGCTCTCCAATGACTGGAATGTCGTCGTATGCGGCGAGGTATGCTACCTCCTCTGGTGTAAGTTGTTTGGCCATGGATTATCCGTAAATTAGTTGCGTCGCACACAGCCCGCTGAGCGTTCCGAGGCACGCACCCGAAGAGTAAACCAAGCGATCCTTGAGGCATCCGAATGCCACGCGCTTGACGTTTAGTGTCCATACGAACGATATAAGGAACCCAACAATCACGGCTCCGATGATCTTTCCGTTGGCGATCTGCCACGTGTTACACACGACGAGCGCGACCTGAATGTATGCGAGTAAGAATCCTTTCATTATACGTCAGTCACGCCCTTAGCGCCATGGTTGTTCGTTACGTGCTGCGTCAGCTTTGGGCCAGCGCCAAAAACCTCCGGCGGTCCAAACCCTGGCTTGCGGTGGCCAGTCTTGTTGCTCTCTTCCTTGATGCGTTTAATCTCATCGATCTTCGCTCGCGTGATCATCGTCTGCTCTGCGGCGGCGTTCGTTGCACGCATCTCCTTCATGATCTCAAGGAGCGAGCTGTTCATCTCCTTCATCTTGCGGAATCCGCTGTAAGTAATTGCCCCGTCGTCATTCATCTCATGGAACGACGCAGGGTTCTCCATAATGTCCTTGAGGGTCTCCATCGTTTTGCCGACAAGGAGCGACAGCATGGTGCTGTTGTGCACCATGCCGCCATACGTAAAGTCTATCACCTGATCAAGCTTCCCGTTAGTGAATGTTGCCAAGCGGGCCAGATACTCGGTCTCCTCGGCGGTTACGCCAAGCTGTTCCCATCCGCCGACAAGCGTCGCCTCCTCTTTCGCGAGGGCGATGGACGTAACTTGATCCCTGTCCGCGGGGCGATGAATCTCTGAGTCAACCGCCTCCGGCACAAAGGTCGGATCGTATTTCGCGCGAAGCACGTCGTCGCGCTTAATGTGCTGCGCGAGGGTGGCTGGCGCGCACTTTAGTATCTTAGCGGCGTCTTTCTTGACGCCATTGGACATTTCCATGGCGGATTGAATCTCTTCTCGCCGCTGCGGGGTTAGTTTATTCTGCAGGGAAGCCATTAGTTTAAGGGGCTCTTTTTAAGTTTCGTGTCAAGTTTGCTCTTCGGTAGCGCGCCCTTATTGATCTCGCCAGATTGGATGTCGCGCTTGACCTTTGGGTCGCTCCATGTGTGCTGAATGCCGCAGATGGAGCGCATATTCTGAAAGACTCGCTTGGAGACGGCATTGAAGAAGCGGTTGCAGTAGGTGTTGTATTTAGCCTTGGCGGTCTTCACGGCGCGAACTTTCTGGCCGTGGTTCTTTTTAGCTGCGGATAGGTGAGCGTTTACAGCCTTGAGCTCTTTCTTGTATATGGCTGTTGCGGCTTTCTGTGCGGCGACACGCTCGCGAGTAAGTCTGGCGCGATCCTTTAGCGTTGCGCTATGTAGTCGCCCATACCATTCGCCAGCCTCAGCGCGCTGAACGTCCAGCTCTTCGATCTCCTTCTTGAATTCATCGGAGCGCCAGTCCTCGGCGACAAGCCGAGCGGCCTCTCGCTTGATCCATGTCTCGATATCCTCGAGCGTTCCGTCCTCATACTCCTCGCGGGGCATTAGGCGGAACTTGGCTAGGGTTTGGCTAGACATTCGTGAGGGCGTGCTTGAGTAGCTGCGCGAAGAGCCTGTGGTTCGGGGACTCGCGGAGGTGTTTCCACTTAAAGCCGGAGTCGGCACCGATGCGGCGAGACAGAACCTTCATCACTTCAGGGTCCCCGTAGTTGACGTTGCATGCCACTACAAAGCGCTTCATGTCACGAACCGTCACGTCATCCCAGTTCATCGACCAGTAGATGCGCTGAACTTCCGACACTTTCATGCCGGAACGTTCTGCGATCTGCTCGTCGGTCAGGGCGACGGACTTGCCTGGGGATCGGTCGGCGGCCAGGAGGCGGACGATGGCTGGGGGGAACATGTCAAACTTGCTCCAGAATCCTGCAATTGATTTACTCATCGTTTTCTTTCTGTTGATCGTTAATGATTTGCGCACCGTCGCGGCCTCGTGCGATGGCGTGCTCGCGGGCAAGTGACACCACTTCGGTTGCGCTTATATTTCGACGTTCATGTTCGCCGGAACCGCTCATGAGCTTCATGTGATCGACCATGCGACCGAACCGCTCAGCTTCCTCCCACCCACGCGCGCTTGAAACTCCGTCGATCTCTCCGGCGCACTGCTGTTCCGCAAACGCTGCCTTCACGGGCATGTAGCACTGACAAAGCATGCACGTCTTCTTTGTCGGGTCGTAGATCGGACAGCGCACGCACTGGCTCATTCTGCGTCGCCACGTGCGGCGGGTCGCTCGGCGTTCCGTAAACGGAATTGTTAAGAGCGTCAGCCATTGACGTAGCGAGAGGTTCGCCCGTCGCAGGGCTTGTATCCAATGTTTGTAGCGGTTTAGTTTCAGCATTTCTCATTCCTCGGTTCCTTTATGGGTTCGTGTGGCGGGCGTGTCAAGCGGTTAAATGTCGCACATGGTTTGCGTGTCGACGTGGAAATTAAACCCAGCCGTGGCACGCGGCCCGTTGCGCGACTTCGATTGCCGAAGCGTTTGATAGTAAACGTTCAGCCCGTCGTCCTGCGGATTCCCTTGGCGGTCGCGCTCGGGGCGATCCATGATCCACATGCGCGTAGCGTCATTGAAGATTGCACGCGACTCGCGCACCTTGCCGTCTTCGTTAAGCTGACTGCCATCGACTAATGGGCAGCGAAATTTCTTCTGCATCTGCTGGAGGGAGCGGCTGATGGCGGCGACTTCAGCTTCTGAACTCCCGCTCCGCTCCCGCTCAACGATCTGAATGTAGTCAACGACGATCAGGTCGAGTCGGCCCATCTTCGCTTTGACCTTCGCGCACTTCGCGCCAATTCCAGCCACGGACTCAGGGTCATCGAAGAGGAATAGCCGCTTATCCGTGACGCCTTGAATCCAGCGGAGGTATTCGAAGTATTTCGCCTTGCGCTCCGGTTGGACGCGGTCGAGGGGCTGACGCGTGTTGATCCCCGCGAGTGAGCGAGCTGAGTTCTTCCAGAAATCCTCCTTAGATGATTCGAGCAGGAAGCCTACCATCACCCACTCAGGGTGCGCCCTAAGGTTTGCGATCATGATCTGGCGCTTGAGCGCTGACTTTCCTGTCGACGACGGGGCACCGATGACGATATGGTTGTCGCGGCGGCGAACGTCCACAGGCTCGAACACTTCGTCGACGTGTGGCATTCCGGTGATCAGGCGAAACTCTTTCGGGACGGCAA